AGCGGATGAGCGAAAGGATGAGTATCTCGGAGCCGGTCACAAGCTGGCTCCTGTGTCTCAGCCTAAAGCAAAAAAGCCTGCCGAGCCGAAGAAGGAAGTAAAAGAGGATGTGACAGAGAAGGCCACAGAGCCTAAGAAGACAAGCAGAAAGAAGAAGTGAGGTAAACAAAATGGCGTATGCAACTATCGAAGATGTCCAGGCAAGGATGACAAGAACACTGACCGATGACGAAGAACGTGTATGCGCCTCCTTGCTTGACGATGCAGGAATATTGATTGATGCGTATAACGAGGACGCAAGTACGGACAGCAAGAAGGTTGTTTCTTGCAGAATGGTAGTCAGAGCACTCGGTGATGGAGAGATGAGTATTCCAGTCGGAGCGACACAGGGTTCACAGTCGGGATTGGGCTATTCAGAAAGCTGGACAATCACGAATGGATCTGTCGGACAGCTCTATCTCGAGAAAGTTGAGAAGAAGATGCTCGGTGTTGGTGATCAGATCGGCGCAAGCAATCCGCTTGCCATCTTGACAGGAGGGGATAGCTGATGAAAACAACGACAGTTCAGCTCGGTGTAAAAACCCAGACTGGTTCAGATCCTTTTGGAGTGCCGACATACAGCTATTCATTCATCGATGTTCCTGGCGTTCTTGTTGGTCAGCCATCAGCGGAGGAAAGACTGTCAACGCTTGATCTGTGTGGAAAGTATATAGCTTATACGTTGGGAATACCCAAAGGCGATGATCACGACTGGAATGATACCGAAGTGATCATTTGGGGAGAAAAGTTCCGAACGATAGGCTTCCCGGAGACAGGCATTCAGAAGAACATACCTCTCCGATGGGGAAAGAACATCAAGGTGGAAAGATATGGCTAAGAATGAACTTGTATTGAATGATGAGGGCATCCAGGCATTGATGAAGTCAGAAGAAATCCAGGACGTTCTACTCGGCGAAGCTCAGAAGCTCAGTCAGAGGGCAGGGTTTGGATATTCAACTGATGTCTATGTCGGAAAGACAAGGGCGAACGCTTCTGTCAGATGCTTTACTAATTCGAGCAAAAAAGAAAATCTCGAGGTTAATTCCTTGTTGAAGGCAGGTGGCTGATAATGCTTCAGATTGAAAAGATAGTACGAGATTTTCTGAGCAGCAAATTGAGCTGTCCAGTTCTTCTCGAAGATACAGACAAGGTGCCTAAAAGGGTGCTGATAGAAAAGACCGGAGGCGGTGGTGAATATATCTTTGAATCCACGCTTGCTATTCAGAGTTATGGGGCTTCACTCTATGAGGCATCTGCTCTGAACAGCAAGATTGCGTCACTGCTTCTGAAGGACGGAGTTGAGCCCGGCTTGCTGTCGGTGAGTGGTGTTATATCCATCGAACTCAACTCAAATTACAACTATACAGATACGTCAACAAAAGAATATCGCTATCAGGCGGTATATGACGTAATCCACTATTAAGGAGGATAAAAACAATGAGCAACAATGCTAATAATGTAACAGCTGGCAAGCCTAAGATCACAGGCTCGGTATTCAGAGCTGCGCTTACTGCTACACTTCCCACAGATGCGACCACAGCTCTTCCGACTGGATTTGAGGAGATGGGCTATGTATCGGATGCAGGTGTAGTTAACAGCAATTCCCCCTCAAATACTGCCATTAAGGCATGGGGCGGAGATACAGTGCTTGATATTCAGACAGAGAAGCCTGATACATTCCAGATGACATTTATTGAGACCACTCGTGAGGCGGTTCTTAAGACTGTCTATGGAGATGATAACGTATCAGGAACATACGATTCAGGTATTACCGTAACAGCTAACAGCAAGGAGCTGGCAGGCCATGCCTATGTTATTGAAATGGTCACAAGAACAGGCGTTAAGAGAGTGGTAATCCCTAACGCAAAGGTTACTACTATTGCAGATATTTCATACACAGATGGAGCGGTAGTTGGTTATGGAGTAACACTGAGCTGCTACCCTGATAGCAGCGGTAACACTCACTATGAGTATATGGTTGAGTCTTAATATAGCGAAGGATAAGGAGGTTTAGAATTGGTAACTGGCAAATTATCAAACGGATTTGAATACGAAGTAGATGAAAGAATATTAAATGATTTCAGGCTGGTGGATGCAATCGCGCTCACCGAGAGTGACGATAATGCCGAGAAGTTAAGAGGAATTACAGAATATTGTAAGCTCATACTTGGCGATACGAACATGCGTAAGCTCTTCAGAAAGCTCAAGAAGGAGAATGGAGGCTTCGTGCCTCAGGAAGCAGTTTATAACGCAGCAGCTGAAATTATGAGAACAATCAAGGGCGACGATGCCGAAAAAAAATCAGAACCCTCGCAGGAGTAGTCAGCTTATGCGAGGATGAGCTGATCTGTGACATGGCGGAGTATTATCGGATCTATGATTATCGAAAACATGATGCTCTATACATAGCCACTCTTACACTCGGGCTTCGGAGAGACTCGCGAGTAATGATGAAGTTGGCAGATTATAAATTCACGATGTCCGAAAGGATGTCGTTTTTGATTTATGACGCAGTTAACTGGATCAAGTGGAGCAGATCACAGTCGGCGACTGAGCCAAACGCAACACCGCCTCAAAGTCTGTATCAGCTACTGGTTGAACAGAAAGAAGAAACACATACAGAAGGCTTTGACACGATCGAAGACTTCGAAAGAGCAAGACAGCAGAGATTGGAGGAAATAAAGCATGCCTAAATTAGCGGATTATTATGTCCAGGTCATCCCGTCCATGAAGGGCGTCAAGAATAGCCTGGAGTCTCAGCTGAGCGGAGCAGCAACCGAAGCAGGTGGTACTGCGGGCGGCAAGTTTGGAACCGCTTTCTCGTCCGGACTTAAAACCGTAGCCACAGGCGCTGCAAAAGTCACTGCGGCTGCAATCACTGCTGCATCTACTAGTGTGGCGGCATTAACAAAGGCAGCGGTTAGCAGCTATTCGGAATATGAACAGCTTGTTGGTGGAGTACAGACATTATTCACACCGACAGAGTCTATGAGTGAGTTTGTTACGAAAATGGGCGAAATTGGAGTATCTGCTGAAGAGGCTGCTCAAAAGTATTATGCTGGCTCAGAAAAGGTAATGAGTGACGCTTCTAATGCCTGGAAGACTGCCGGAATGTCAGCAAATGAGTACATGGAAACCGTAACTTCTTTCAGTGCATCTCTAGTATCGTCATTAGGAGGAGATACTGAAGAAGCGGCATCTTATGCAAAGATGGCAATTACGGACATGTCTGATAACGCTAACAAAATGGGAACGTCTATAGAAAGTATTGAGAATGCATACCAGGGCTTTGCAAAACAGAACTATACAATGCTTGACAACCTCAAGTTAGGATATGGCGGTACAAAGTCTGAAATGGAAAGGCTTATTGAGGATGCTGATAACCTGAGCGACTCATTTACTGCACAAAGAGATGAAGCTGGAAATCTCACAATGAGTTATTCAGATATAGTCGATGCTATACATATTGTGCAAGAAGAAATGGGAATAGCAGGAACAACAGCAGAAGAAGCTACTTCAACAATATCAGGATCATTCGGAATGTTGAAAGCATCATGGTCAAATCTTGTTACAGGGCTAGCTGATGAGAATGCAAACCTAGATGAATTAACAAACAACGTAATAGAGAGCTTGGTAGGAATTACTGACGAGGAGACAGGCGAGAAAATTCAAAAGGGCTTTTTAGATAATATAATACCTGTAGTGGAAACAGCTCTCTCCAGTATTGGAGATCTTATTACAAAACTTATGCCAAATATCCTTGATCTGCTTCCAACCCTGATCAACGATGTCCTACCGGATGTAATCGCAGCCGGAACAAGCCTGGTGCAGGGATTAGTCACTTCTATGAGTGATAACAGCGATACGATTAAGTCGGTTATAACACAGCTTGTAAATTCAATAGTTTCTATGCTACCCGACATCATCAGTCTTGGTGGTGAGGTAGTTGGAACTCTTGCGTCAGCAATTTCTGACAACCTTGATAAAATTCTAGAAGCGGCGGGCCAAATCCTCGAAATGATATTGACTGGATTATCGAATAATGCTGAGAAGCTGTCATCGGGAGCAGTTGAAATCATTACTATGCTTGCAGGTTTTATTACGGATAATATAGACCTTGTCCTTAATTCTGCAATCGAGATAGTCAATGGTCTTGCTAATGGATTGCTTGAAAATCTTGATGTATTAATCGAGGCAGGCTTGGACCTACTCATGGGGATAGTAAGTGCAATTCCAGATTTTATCATCAAATTGGCAAATAGCCTGCCGGATATAATAGACGCGATAGTCAGCTATTTAACTGGCGATGGTCTTGTTGACATTATCGAAGCAGCAACCGATATGTTCCTTGGATTAGTAAAAGCACTACCAGACGTTTTAGTAGCACTTGTAGATGCACTTGTGGGAATAATTGACAGCGTAGTTCAACTCATGAGCGGAGATGGATCAAGCGAGATCCTTGAAGCAGCCTTGACTATGTTCCTGGAGATCGCAGCCGCAGTTCCTGAGATATTAGGTACATTATTAGGTGCTATCGGAGAGCTGATTGTCGGAGTAGTAAAAGCCCTGAATACGTATGCGGCAAATATGAAAAACGCAGCGGTTGAGCTTTGGGGCAAGATCAAGGATGCTTTATCAGATGTTGCAGAGGAAATAGTCAGCAGTGTCAAGGAAAAGGTCCAGTCATGGGCTGATGCTATATCAGACAAGGTTGAGGCTTTTAAGACGATAGGACAGAACCTTATCACTGGTCTCTGGAACGGTATATCAGACAAGGCTGAGTGGCTGTATTCCAAGATTACTGGCATGGGATCAACGATAGTCAATAAGGTTAAGTCCCTGTTCGGAGTAGCTTCGCCTTCAAAGGTATTCGCTGAGATAGGTGGATACTTGGCAGAAGGTCTCGAAGTTGGATGGTCTAATGAGATTGATAATGTTCAGAAGGAAATCAACAGCGATCTCGACTTCAGCGCAAGCGTAAGCATGTCAAAGGACTATGATACCAAGGCTTCTGATCAGGAAATTGGAACATTCGTCATTCATGATTACATAAGCCTTGACGGAACAAATATGCAGGAAAAGATCGCGGCATATACGATACAGAAGATCGGTAACGAAACAAGGGCTGTGAAGGTAGCCCAGGGAGGTTACTATGGTATATAACGGAGATATAAAGTTCAGGGGTACGTCATCGAAGGCGTACCCTTTAATTATTACTACACCGCCACAGATTATTCACCCGGACATCCTAACGGAGGAATATCAGATCCCTGGAAGGAATGGGACACTATATGGCGCTAACCCTTACAGATCGAGCGCACAGATAACGGTTGAATTCGCACTTGTGGCTGACGAGGGACTGACCGGCGGTGTATCAAAGTATCAGACAGCATATAGGAGAGTAAAGCAGTGGCTGCAGGGCACCGGAAAGCTGAT